AGATTTAAATTTAACACCAAAAGGTATTGGAAGAGTTACTTTAAACGGTGGAGCTAAAATTCAACAAACAGCTGAAAAAGTTACTACAGAAGCTACTGCTGCAACAGGCACAGTTAACTACGATGTTTTAACTCAAGCTGTATGGAACTTCACTACAGATGCTTCAGCAAACTGGACTCTAAATCTTAGAGGTGATGGATCGAATTCTTTAAATAGTATTATGGATACTGGTGAATCAGTTACAGTAGCTCATATTGTTTCACAAGGGGGTACTGCTTATTACAATTCAGCAGTACAGATTGATGGATCAAGTGTTACTCCAGAGTGGCAAGGTGGTGCAGCTCCTACTGAAGGAAATGTTAGCTCACTTGACGTTTATTCATATACTGTTATAAAGACTGGAGATGCTACATTTACAGTTTTAGCATCTCAAACACAGTTTGCGTAATAAAAAATTAGGAGGAGAAAAACAATGCCACTGATAGGAAGTTTTGGAGCAGGGGGAGCAAGAGGTTTCGGCCTGACATCGGGTGTTAAAAGTCCTTTTTTAATTGCAACAGGTGGTACAATCACTGAAGATGGAGATTACAAAATTCATACCTTTACAGGTCCTGGAACTTTTACTGTATCTAATGTTTCTGAAGTAGCAGCTGAAAACACTATATCTTATATGGTTGTTGCCGGTGGTGGTGGAACATCTACTACAGGAGGCCCTGGAGATGGATCTGGTGGCGGAGGAGCTGGCGGTTTTAGAGAGGGTAGAAATAACCCTGTCGACCCTTATTCAGCATCACCTAAAGTAGCTTGTGCACCAACAAACGCAATTACAGTTACAAAAACTTCTTATCCAATTACAGTTGGTGCTGGTGGACCCCCTTATGTGTCTGGTCCAGGAGGAGGAGTAGGTAATAATTCAGTTTTTTCAACAATTACATCAAATGGTGGTGGACAAGGTGGACAAGTAAGTTTTCCAAGTGTAACACCTTATTTACCAGGTGGTTCTGGTGGTGGTCACGGTGGAACAGGTACACCGGCTCAAACAAATGGTGGTGGAAGTGGTAATCAACCAAACCCAACAAGTCCTTCACAAGGAAATAATGGAGGAAATGGAAACGGCCCGACAGGCGGTGGCGGCGGAGGAGCAACCGGCGGAGGATCGGGAGGTTCTGCAGGTAACGCTGGTCCTGGTGGTGCCGGAGCAACAACAAGTATTACAGGAAGTCCAGTAGCTTATGCTGGTGGCGGCGGAGGAGCTACAAGACCCCCTTGCGGAGGATCCGGAGGAACCGGTGGAACAGGTGGCGGAGGACCGTCAGTAACACCATCAACTCCAGAACCAGTAAATGGTAAAGGAACTGCAGGGACTGCTAACACAGGCGGAGGAGCCGGAGCTCCTGGTGCACAAGGCGGTTCAGGTATAGTAGTAATAAGGTATAAATTTCAATAATATGGCACATTTTGCAAAAATTTCAGAAGAAAACGAAGTATTAACAGTGCTTACTGTAAACAATGAAGATGTTTTAAATAATGAAGGTGTTGAAACTGAATCTGTTGGACAAGCATATTTAGAAAAACATAATAATTGGCCTGCACATTTATGGATTCAAACTTCATACAATACACATCAAAATACACACAGACTAGGTGGCACACCTTTTAGAGGAAATTACGCTGGTGTAGGTAAAATTTGGGATTCTGAAAATCAAATTTTTTTACCTCCAAAACCTCATCCCTCTTGGGTAAAAAACGTTTCTGAAGCTAGATGGCAATCACCTATTGGTGATGCACCAGAATTAACAGAAGAACAAGTTTCACAAAATATTGCTAATACTAATTCTTGGATTTATTCTTGGAATGAAACTAATCAAGTTTGGGATTTAATAGATAGATTGACGTCAGTTTAAAAATAAGTAAACTAAAAGACGTGAAAAAAAAAGAATTTAGAGTTGTAGAACTTTTTTCTACTCCATTAATGGAAGTAAAAGTTAATTTAGATGAAAATAAAATATTAAATATTTTAAAAAATTTAAAATATAAAACTGCATATTTACCTAAAACTTATATATCTAAATCTAATAAGATTTTAGAAGATAAACAATTTAAAAAAGAAAAAAATATATTTAAAGATTGTATACAAAAATATTTAAATGTTATTAGCTATAATAAAAAATTTAAAATATTAAATTCTTGGTCTACAAGAACAGAAAGTAATGCTGCAAGTCAACCACATCTTCACAAAAATACGTGGATAAGCGCTGTTTATTATCCTAAATCAAACAATGGCTTTAGTATTTCTTTTATAAGAAATCTGTTAGACAATTATTTTTTTCACTTAGAATATGAAAATAATTATAACAAATATTCTAACACTGAATGGGTAGTTAAACCAAATAAAGATACGCTGTTAATATTTCCAAGTAATCTTCAACACAAAATAAATTTAAATACATCAGATAAAACTAGATATTCATTATCATTTAATGTAAATCCAGTAGGAGTTTTTAATAAAGGATTAGATATAGAAATAACTTATGAATAAATTAACATTATCAGAACAGGCTTTATATTATGGAAATGTAAAAATGCCAAAAGGGTTTGAAATTAACCCATTAAATTTTACTAAATCAATTATGGATTCTTTATATAATAAAACTGCATTTACATTTAGTAAAGATTGGGACAAAACAAATACATATATAACAGAACACATTTATGTAAAATATAAAATTCAATTAACTAATAAAGATAGTTGGGGAAATATTTATGTTCCTAATGAAAAAACTGATTTGTTATCAAATGTTAATCCTTTAGATTTAGAACATTCACCTGATTATACCTGTTTATATGGAATAAACACTGTAAATTGTAATGTAAAAATTTTTTATGATGATAACAAACGTAAAAACAAATGGTGGAATATAGAACTTAAACCCAATATGTTTATTATGTTTCCATCAATTAACAACTATTGTATTATTAACGACCAGAAAGACTCTTTAAATTTTGTGCAAACTATAACTTATGCTTATACCTAATTACTATTGGTGTTTTAAATCTGCTGTACCACCAAGAATATGTGATGATATTATTAAATACGCTCTTCAACAAAAAGAAGTTATGGCTAGAACAGGTGGATATGGTGATAAAGAATTAACTCAAGATGAAGTTTTAGATTTAAAAAGAAAAAGAAATTCTGATTTAGTTTGGTTAAGTGAAAATTGGATATACAAAGAACTACAACCTTATATTCATATAGCAAACAAAAATGCGGGTTGGAATTTTGAGTGGGATAGCAGCGAACCGTGTCAGTTTACTAAATATAAATTAAATCAATACTATGATTGGCATTGTGATAGTTGGGATAAACCTTATGATAAACCAGGTAAACATGATCATGGTAAAGTCAGAAAACTATCTATGACATGTCAATTGACAGATGGCTCAGAGTATGAAGGAGGTGAATTAGAGTTTGACTATAGAAATTATGATCCCCACATGAGAGATGAAAGCCAACACTTAATAAAAGCAAAAGAAATATTACCCAAAGGTTCTATAATTGTATTTCCTTCTTTTGTGTGGCATAGAGTTAAACCAGTAACGAAAGGAATTAGATATTCATTGGTGATGTGGAACCTTGGATATCCATTTAAATAATATGCAAATTTTAGAATATTTTAAAACACCTATATGGTTTGAACATAAACCTGAATTTATTACATCTGTTAATAAGGCTTCTAATCAATATATTAAGGATGCAAAAAATAAAGAAAAAAAATGGATTAAACAATATGGAGATTTTGGAAGACCTTATCATTCAACATCTCTATTAGCAGACAATAATTTTTTAGATTTTAGAAATTACGTAGGTCAAAAATCTTGGGACTATCTAGATCATCAAGGTTTTGATATGTCATTATATACAACTATGTTCACTGAACTGTGGGTGCAAGAGTTTGCTAAAAAAGGTGGTCATCATGCAGCACATATTCATTGGAACCAACATGTATCAGGTTTTTATTTTTTAAAGTGTAGTAAAAAAACATCGTATCCAATATTTCATGAACCAAGAACTGGTGCTAGAGCTACCAAATTAAAAATGAAAAACGAACAAGATATTTTTAATGGTAATGAACTTATACATTTCAAACCTGTACCTGGATCATTACTTATATTTCCTGGATATTTAGAACACGAATTTGCTTTAGATTTTGGAATAGAACCTTTTAGATTTATACATTGGAATATACAAGCCATGCCAAAAGGAATAATTAAACATGCATAAAACTTTACCTAATGTAGGAATTATAGAAGATAAATTAAGTAAAGAAACAATAAACAAATTAAAATCTTGTATAAAAGATAAACAACATAAAATGAATAAAAAATTAGCTGGTAATATAAGTGAATCCTTTTCTATACCTGATAAAAAAAATTGGTTTTTTAAAACAGTGTTACTGCCTTTAATAAATCAATATTCACCTAAAAATTTGGCTGCTATTGTACCTAGCGTTTTAACAGAAAATTGTCCTTTTGTTTTACATGAGTTTTGGGTCAACTTTCAAAAAAAATTTGAATTTAACCCTGCACATAATCATACAGGTGCTTTTTCATTTGTAATATGGTTAGACATTCCATCTAGCTATAATAAAGAAAAAGAACTTCATTTTACAAAACATTCTAATACACCTATGGCTAATGCATTTGAATTTTGTTACACAAATATTTTAGGTCAAGTAGCCACTTATTCGTATTTGTTAGAATCCGAAGACGAAGGAACTATTTTATTATTTCCCTCTTCATTAGTACATTTAGTATATCCTTTTTATTTATCTAACAAAGACAGAGTAAGTATTTCTGGAAATATTTTATTAGATCCAAAAAAGGTAATTAAATGAGTTTTAAAAAAAATAAATATGCTCTTATTCGTAAAGTTATATCAAAAGATCTAGCAACTTTTATTGCAAATTATCTTAACATGAAAAAACAAGTTTTTGATACTTGTATTAAAGCAAATTATATTTCACCCTTTGATAAAACGTTAGGTTTTTATGAACAAAAACATGAGCAAATACCAAATACTTATTGTGTTTATTCAGACATTGTGATGGAAACTTTAATGTTAAAATGTCAACCAGAAATGGAAAAAATAACCGAATTAAAATTATATCCGGCTTATACTTATGCAAGAGTATATAAAAAAGGTGATGAATTAAAAAGACACAAGGATAGATTTAGTTGTGAAATATCTACAACTTTAAATCTTAAAGGAGATGATTGGCCTATTTATTTAAGTCCTAATGAAAACGTAGGTGTAGCTGAACACTTAGGTGGTAAAAAAGGAATAACGAGTATAAGTAAGTCTAAAGGTATTAAAGTTAATTTAGAGCCTGGAGATATGTTAGTTTATAGAGGATGTGAGTTAGAGCATTGGAGAGAAAAATTTAAAGGCAAAGAATGTATACAAACATTCTTACATTACAATAATCGCAAAACTCCAGGAGCAAAAGAAAATATGTTTGATACTCGTCCACATTTAGGGCTTCCTGAATGGTTCAAAAGAAAATAATTTTTTAATGAAGAAATTCATTAATAAGTTATCCGATACTAATCTACCTAACGAAAAACAAAAACAAAAAGAATTGTGGGATATAGAGGGAGTATTAAATAATCAAAAATTTAAATTTGATTTAAGGCCTATTAAAAATAATAATAAAATAGGAAGCTTTAAAACTAAAGCAGGTAAGATGGTATTTGATATGAAAGATCAATACATTGTAATAGATGTAGAAGAATTACATCAATATTTAAAAGAAAATAATGTAAAAGAAGTCCATTTACAGGATTTAATATCTAAGCTGGAGTGGAATATAATACTACCAAAATAGCTTAATCTTTATAGATATACGTATATGGTGTATAATCCAAATATGCCATTAACAAAAGTACAGTTTGCACCAGGATTTAACAAACAAGCATCAGACTCAGGGGCTGAGAACCAATGGGTTGATGGTGACTTTGTTAGATTCAGATATGGTATGCCTGAAAAAGTAGGTGGATGGCAAGAGATAATGAACAAAAAGCTTGTTGGAGCTGCAAGAGATTCACATAGTTGGGCTGATTTAGATGGCAGAAGATACATAGCTTTTGGTACAAACAAAATTTTATATGTGTACGACGGTGATGATTATTATGACATTACTCCTTTCGATACTTCACTTGCACAATCAGGTTGCGATATTACTACTACGAATGGTTCAACCACGGTTACAATAACATGTCCCTCGGCTCACGGTCTAGAACCAGGGGACATCTTAACTTTTGAAAACGCAGGTTCTTTCACTGGAGGACAAACATCTTATACAGCAACTGACTTTGATGACGTTTTATTTGAGGTACAGTTAGCTCCTACTACAACTACCTTTACAATTACTATGCCTACTGCTGAGACGGGTACAGGAGCAACAAATGATGGAACACTTGATACTAAACCTTACTACAAAGTTGGTCCTTTGTTACAAGCATACGGGTTTGGATGGGGTACAGCTTTATGGGGTGGATCGACTTGGGGTACACCAAGATCAACTTCAAACGCCGTATTAGATCCTGGATCATGGTCATTAGATAACTACGGTGAATTATTAATTGCAACTATTAAAAATGGTGCAACTTTTTCTTGGGATCCAAATAGCGGCGTAGCAACGAGATCAACTATACTGTCTGGAGCTCCTACTAAATCTGTTATGAGTATGGTATCTGATAGAGATAGACATTTAATTATACTTGGGACTGAAACAACAATTGGATCTCCTAGTACACAAGATAAAATGTTTATAAGATTCTCAGATCAAGAGTCTCTAACAGATTATACAGCAACATCAACAAATACTGCAGGATCTTTTAGAATTGATAGTGGTACTAAGATTGTAGGTGCTGCAAAAGCAAAAGATTATATATTAATACTGACTGACTCATCTGCTTATTTAATGCAGTTCGTAGGTCCACCATTTACATTTAGTATTAGACAAGTCGGATCTAACTGCGGTTGCGTTGGACAACATTCAATTGTTTATGCAAACGGTGCTGTATA